TCTAGCACTTTTAGACATTTTTTTAGGTTCATAAAGATTATCTGTTCCTTTTACTTTTCTTAGATTTTCATCTATATCTTCTTGTGTCCAAGATTCTGGAACACAGTTAGGAACTCGTTTACCACCTTTCATCTTCATACCGACTTGTTTGAAACCATCCCAACATGGGCCTTTTTCTTTTAGTTCAGTTGATTCTCTTATATATCCTTTTGATTTTAATTCTTTTTCAAATTTTTCAAATTCTGGTTTATTTTTGAAAATTTTCATATCAAAAAAATCAGAACCATCTTTGTTTGTCTTTTTTCCATCATGGAAATTTATAACATATTTTGCCTTACCAACATTAGATGTAGTATTATATCTTTTTTTTCCTTCATCAAGATTCTCTGCACAATCATCACAACAAGCACCAGTTTTTTCTAACATTGCATCATGGACTTCGTTTAGTTTCCACCACCAATCTTCTCCATGTCTTAGTTGATAAGATGCTCTTGTCATATTTGACTCAAACCATTCGTTTACACTCTCTGGCCCTAGAACCTCATGTCCTTTTCTTTTCTTCTTTGGTATCATACCTAATTCTGTATTTTCTTTTTCATCTTTAATAACTACAAATTGATTTTTAGGAACTCCCTTTACCTTTGTTGCTCCCTTTCCAGTATTTTTATATACTTTACCACCATGTTTTTTTGCATGAGTATCAGCATCTTTTTGAGTATCAAAATAATCATATTTTGCTTCATCTATCTCAACTTCTTCACTTGCACGAACTTTATCTGCAAGGTCTTTGTCTGCCTTACCCCATGTTCCAGAACTCTTTGTCGTAAATGAGTTCACTCTTGCAAGTGCCCATTGTTGTGGAGTTGCCCCTGGCCTGTGTCCAGTTTTATATGCAGCCATTCCTCTGTCATATACTTTTTTCAGTATTCCATAAGGCATTCCAGTTTTCTTTGCCTTATTAACAAGAGCAGCAATCTTTTCGTCTAAGTGATAAATGTCCATATCTACTTCCTCATTTTTATCTTTTTTATCTAGATAGGCTGCGATTGCCATATCTTTTCTTTTCTCTTTTGACTTACCTTTAAACTGTGGTGCATCAGACTTTGCGAAATCATCAATGTAATCTCCCATATCTGCATTTTTACCAAGAACTTCTTTTATACCAAGTTTCTTTCTCATATCACCAATCTGTTTCATAATCTCTTTATGTTTAGGAGAACCGGCAGGAGCTGCCATTCCTTTGTTATAAAGTTTGAGAAGTTCTAATGGTATCTTAATATCTTTCTCTCCATACATCTGTTTAAACTTCTGTGTATGTTTAGATGGTTTAGTTGTTGCAGATGCATCACCTGGAGCAGGGCCTTTCTTCTTTTTATCAAAGTGTCTTGCACGAGCTTGTTTAGTAGACTTCGACATAGTATCGCCTTCAGTATCTTTTGCATAATACTTTGCTGGTTGTGTACCCTCTCTATCTTTAATCTGTTTGTCTTGTTTGACCTCTCTAAGTCTTGGTTCTCTACGATTATCAGATGGGTCTTCATTTCTAAGATTACTAGGATCATTATTCATAGGATTATTATCCTTATGTCCTACATCCATACCCTTAACTGCTTTATCACCCATGATCCTACGAGCTTTATTTCTAGAAGAACGTCTTGCAATCTGTTCTGGAGTTCCTTGATATCTCTCATATTCTTGTGCATAGTTTCTTTCATGTAAATGTGTGTCTATAACATCATTTTTTCTAAACTTACCAATCTTCATTGCTTTCTTTATCGCTTCATCTTCTGTTTCTGCATCTATATCATTAATTCTATGTTCTCCATCTTTTAGGTTTATTACCCCTTTTGGAGAATATCTTTTCTTAAAATCTACATCAAATTTTTTCTCGTTAATATCGTGTAACCAAGTCTTATGTACTTTGTTATTCTCATCTACAAATGATAGATAGTTTGTGCCTTTGTTTATTACTTTACCTTTTACACCATGTGCTTCTACAATATCTCCAATGTTCCAGAGTTTTCCAGTAAGATATAAATCTCTTAGAGATTCAAAGTCAGTCATCTCACCCATATCTCTTTCTTCACGAATACCCATGTTCTTACGAACATCATTGTATAGTTTAAGTGCATCTTTGAAACCAGATGGAACACCCATTTTAAATGTATCAAAATCTCCGTCTACTGCAGCTGCTCTCATCTTTGATGCAGACATACCAGTAACACCCTCTGCATCTGGGTCTCTTTCTCCAGCAGATACAACTTCTATATTATCGAAACCATAGTATCCATGTCTACCATTGACACCATTGTATTTGTTAAGTAGAGTATCAAACTCTGTAACTCTATCAGAACCAACAACCATAACAATAGACCTATGTCCTTTATTATGTAAATCAACTGCAATATCAAATACCATCTTTACCTTTTTGTTTGCCATGATATTCTTTGCATACTTTGGAAACATCTTTCTCATATATGCAACTTTTAGTGCAAATGGTAATGGGTCTTTCTTTGGATTCTGTGATTGTGATGGGAACACATACATCTTAGAACCAACATTTCTAGATTGTTGTTTCGCAAGTGCATCAATTAATTTTTCGTGACCAGTTGTAGGTGGATTGAATCTACCAAAAGTAAAGATTGCAGTATCACCTAATTTTTCAGATATTTGAGAAAAACTACGCATCTTTTTTTGCCTGTTTTGCTTGTTTTACTTTTTCTATTTCCATTGCTTTCATCTTTGGCATAATCTTTGTTGCAATCTTAGTAATTGCAGCTCCATATTTTGTAGCAACAATTTGGTCAATCCTATATCTTCCCATCATATCCATTTCTTTATATTTTGGAAAATACTTATTAAGAATTTTTTCTTTTGCTTTCTTTTGAGCTTTTATTTTTAATTTTTCTGGGGGTAAAACTTTAAGTTTAGACTTTTCTACTTTTTTCTTAAATGCAGAAGATTTAGCAAGTCTTTGCATACGAATAACTTGTTTTCGTCTTTGTGCAAGATTAACTTTTTTTAACTCATCTAAATTAGAGTATAGTTCTAAAAATGTTATCATTTATCCCATGCCTTGATTGCAGTAAAGTTGTTAAACGAGAACTCCATTCTGTCCACTAATTTAACAGCTCCACCACTTACTCTATCAATTGCAACATAACCCTCTGGGTTAGTTACTTTAAATCCATTTGAGGTCTTGATGAACGTATCCGTCAAACCTTTAACACTATTTAGTTTTTTTACAATTTCCATTTTTGCATCAACTAATAGATTCTGAAATGTTATAATCTGTGTTAGATTATTAGTATGTTTCTTTACTTCTCTTACATACTCTTTCTGTATGTTTGTATATTTATCTTTACCTTTTGTACTTTTAGCCTTATCAATTTGTTTTTGTATAGATTGTTCAACCCAAGATTCATATCCTTTTGCATGAAGTTTAGGATTACTAATCTTTTCTCCGACACGAACTTTACTATTGTTATATGTTGAAAGTTTAGCACCAACAATTGCACCTGTCATACTTTCTTGTAGTTTCATAAACTTAGTTAACATAGGTGAATTTATTCTCTGAAAAGTTTTACCAGTTTGTGAAAGTATCCCAGTAACAAGTTTGTTTTCTTCTGCATTAAAAGTTGCAGTACCAGTTGCATCTTTATATGTTGCATCATCCATCCAAACACTTGGAGTTTTCTTTAGACCAGATATATCAACACCAAAAGATGCAGTCATATTTTCTAGTGCATCACCAGAGTATGAAGTGTGCCATACGATACCTACTTTGGCTTTGTTTATAACCTTACCAAAATCACTATTAACAGGCACAGCATAGACAATAGTATTAGGTTGGAAAGTGTAATACTTAGTACCCTCGATTGTGGTTGTCTCCACATCATCTGTGAACATAAGGTCGCCTTGTATAACGGATTTGATACCGAGTTTTGAGAACTCTGCGAGTGCGACTTTGAATTTTTCGACAAGTGCTCCTTTGAGGTCATCATCTATCTCCTTAGCTGTTTTATACAGTTTAGGATTGATGTTGAATACTGACTTCTTTGCGACAAAGAACTTACCATCTGATGGGTCAATACCAGCAAAGATTGCTGGAGCACCATCCCACTTAACTGTCATATTAATACTGGAACGAGCATTTCCTGCTAACATATCTCTAAGAGATTGTAAGAAGTTAATCGCAGCTCTACCACCTGGCACACCATTGTTGATGATTTCATCTTCTAGATGTTCTAGGTGTAAATTCTTTCCAGCCTTATCTTCGTTTAATTGTTTGAAACTAATCATTACCATTCTACTGTGTTGTTAAATTTAATATCTGGTTTTAGTCCTAAAAATTCTTGCATATTTTGAACAGAATCAGTTATAAATTTTTTCATTTGTTGAAATACTTTGGTAATAAAAGCATAAAATTTTCTGAATATTGATTTTATTTTGTTAAAAAATCCCTCTTGTAATAAGTCACCAT